ATGTCAAAAGAGTTAATTGTTTCGGCGAATCGCCATGAAACCCGCGTGGCGGTCCTCGAAGACGATCAGGTAGTCGAAGTCTATTATCAGCGCGAACAAGAATATTCGCTGGCCGGCAGTATTCATAAAGGCCGCGTCACGCGCGTGCTTCCCGGCATGCAGTCGGCCTTCGTGGATATCGGCCTCGACCGCGATGCCTTCCTGTATGTATCGGACTTCTTCGAGGACAACGACGAGTACGACAAGATTGTGACCAGCGTCGAAGAGAAGGTCCTCAAGATGGAAAAAGGATCGGCTGCCCCGCCCCCCCTCGCCGCCGCCTCAACAGACGCCCCGCCAGACGCGCTGCCCGCGCCGTCCGCCGAACCGCCGGCCGCTCCTGCTGCCGCCGCTCAACCAGCGGCGCCCGCTCCGCTGGCAGCCCCCGGCCAGTTTGCGCGGCGCGACGATGATCGCGACCGCCGCGGGGGCCGCCGCTCCCGCCGCCGCCGCCCCAAGGGCCGCGGCTTGCCCGAATCCAAGTATTTCTCGCCCGGGCCGCACAGCCCGGCCGTCCCGCCGCCCGCGCCCGAGCAAGCGGCAGAAGCGGAGCCGGAGACGCCGGAAGATACGGCGGAAGATATCATGGTGCTCCCCGGTGAGTCGCTCGCCAAATACCGTGGCGAAGCGCCCCACGAACCCGAATTCCAGTCCGCCGGGATCCAGGAACGCGAAGAGTCCGCCGCCCCCGAGAATCCCGACACCTCCGCCGCCTCTGCCATCCCCGAATTTGCCGGGACCACCGCGCTTGTGGAAGCCGCTGAGATCCCCGAAGCGGCCACCACCCCGGAGCCGAGCTTAGGTGGGGCAGGCGATTTCGCCTGCCGTCCCGAAACCCCCGAAGCATCCGAAATTGCCGAGCCGGCCGAATCCGCCGAAATTCCGGAAGCCATCGCATCCGCCGGCTCGCCCGAATCCTCCGCGGACGCCGAGCCGGACTCCGAGCAGTCCTCCTCCGCCGAGCCTGTCGACGAAGATCAGCTAGGTCCCGAGCCCGCCCGCATCCCCACCAGCCTCACCGCCACGCTCCGCGAGCAGGGCGGACGTTACCCGCACCGCGTCTCCCGCCGCATGCGCCGCCGCGGCCGCCCCGATGGCGCCGATCCCCAGCCGGTGGGGCAGGCGCTTCCGCCTGCCGTCCGGAAACAGGAACTCCGGCCCCCCGATACCCGTCAGGTGGCCCGGCCGGAACCCGCCCGCGCCGAGAAGTCCGCCGCCGCGCCCTCTATCAGCGACCTGCTGCGTGAAGGCCAGGAAATCATCGTCCAAATCGCTAAGGAACCCCTCGGCCAAAAAGGCGCGCGCATCACTTCCCACATCGCCCTGCCCGGCCGATTCCTGGTCTACATGCCAACCGTCGACCACATCGGCGTCTCCCGCAAAATCCCCTCCGACGAAGAGCGCCTCCGCCTGAAGCGCGTGCTGCAAGCCAACCGCACCGGCATCCCCGGCGGCTACATCGTCCGCACCGCCGGCGACGGCCGCACCGAAGAAGAACTCCGCGCCGACATGCTCTTCCTCTACAATCTCTGGCTGGACATGCGCCAGAAAGCCGAGAAGCGGCCCGCCCCCGCGCTCATCCACCACGATCTGGACGTCGTCGAGCGCATCCTGCGCGACCAGCTCACCGCCTCGTTCAAGAGTATCTGGGTCGATAACGAAGAAGTCTACGAGAACGTGCTGGCCTTCGTGCAGCGCTTCCAGCCCGCGCTGGTCGCCCGCGTCAGGCTGTATACCCGCAACACGCCCATCTTCGACGAGTACGGCATCACCGCGGAACTCGAAAAGGCCCTGCGCCCGAAAGTGTGGCTCAAGACCGGCGGCCATATCGTCATCAATCAAACCGAAGCCCTGGTGGCCATCGACGTCAACACCGGCAAATACGTGGGCAAATCCAACCGCCTCGAAGACACCATCGTCAAAACCAATACCGACGCCATCAAGGAAATCGTGCGCCAGATCCGCCTGCGCGACTTAGGCGGCATCATCGTGGTCGATTTCATCGATATGGATGAACGCAAGAACCGCCAGAAAGTGATGCAGGTTCTGGAAGAGGCCATGCGCGCCGATCGCGCTCCTTACAAGATTCTGCAGTTCAACGATTTCGGATTGGTGGCCATCACCCGCAAGCGCGTCAAGCAGAGCCTCGAGCGCACCTTGTGCGTGCCCTGCCCAAATTGCGAAGGCTCGGGCTACGTGAAGAGCGTGCAGACCGTGATCGGCGAAATCCTGGTGGAAGCCCAAAAGATCGCCCGGGCCGTGGAAGGCAACGAGGTGATGCTGCGCGTCAACCCCGAAGTCGCCAAGGTGCTGAAGTCCAACCAGAATTCGTACCTGCAGGAGGTCGAAGAGATCCTCGGGCGTACCGTGCTGGTGAAGAGCGACCCACTGTTGCACCAGGAGAAATTCGACTTGGCATAAGCGGGGCAGCCCTCCAGCGGCGTTTCAGAAAAGGCTTGCCTCGGTGCGACGCGGGCAGCCCGTAAGTGGCGGCTTTGATGCGCTTCGTCGTTGCGCTTCACGCCGCTGGTTCTGCCGGAAGCGGGGCCGCCCTCACTGCGTCCGAGGAGGCGGAAGATCCCTAACCCGCATTTTTCATCGATATTTGATGGTGATGACGTGGCGCGCGCACTCGTGCGTGCCGCGTCGGTACTCATGCCGACGCCCGCTCCCGACAGACTGTCCGGAACCCACCAGGGTGTCGAGACGAGTCTGGCGGCACGGCCTGCGCAAGGACCTGCACGATAAGACGTACCCACCGGGGTACCCTCTGGGTCCGGGGAAGCGGAAGATGATTTCCCAGCCGGGCGGCGGAGAGCCTGCGCGGGGTATCCCGACGGTACGCGAGCAGGTGGCGCAAACCGCGGCGCAGGCTGATTTTGGAACCGATCGGGGAAGCGGACTTGGAGCCGAGTGCTGAGGGCTACCGGCCGCGGAGGAGGGCACCGGATGCGATGCGGAAAGTCGCTGAACGGCCCTGCGCATCCCGCTCCCGGGGTCCCCTTTGGGGGCGGCCCCTGCAGCCACCCCTGGATCCGGTGCCGCCTCTGCCGATCAATCAACGATCCTCCGCGGGACCCACCTGCATCCGCGCCGCGTGCGGTAGGGTGTCAAGGTATTTCGACCAATCCGCGTCCCCGCTATCCGTATATCCCGCAGGCCGCAGCAGCGACGGTTCCCGGGCGGCCCGGATCATGATCGCGGTACGCCGCAAGGCGGGGGGCGGTCAGTCCAGGGCGCACCTGTAGATGCACCGGATGTGGAAGGGCTTTCGGCAGACCCGGCGGGAAGCGCCGTTTCGGGCGCGGATCGGGAACTCCGCGGAGGACTTCGGGATCCTCAGTCGCGGCCAGGCGAAAGAGGCACGGGAGTGGACGAGTCGGGTGCTGGAGCGGCGGGCGCGGACTCTAAACGAAAAGCAGACGAGCCTGCGGAATGCCTGGCAGGCGCGATTCGATTTTCGGGGATATCCATGCGGACCGCCTATCCATCCGCGCGGCGGCGGCAGGTATATCGGATACCGCCCGTCGCAGCAGAGCGTGCGCCGGATCCAGCAGAAGGGGGGAGAACGGCTGGATCGTCGGCACGGGGCACCCTGGGAGGCAGTTCGTCAAAAGCTACATCCAAAGTTACCTGGCTGGCGGCAGTACTTCCGCGTAGGGAGCCCGCGCAAGGCGTATCGGGCAGTCGCTGCGTACGTTAAGATCGTGTGACGAGTTTCCGGAGCAGGCGGCACCCGGTGTCCTTGTAAGGCATTCGCCAGTTCGCTGCGGAACGAGTGTAGGGACCCTTGGGGGTGTTTCGGCTCCCAGGGCTCCGGGCCGCGCGTACGGGAGTCCCCGATGCAGCCAGTCGGCAAGCCGGATGCCTGCAATGGGCCCGTCCGGTTTGATGCGCGGGGATGCGAAACGGGGCGGCGCTTCGGCGTCAGCACGCGCGCCCATCCTCGACTCTACCTGGGTAAGCCGCGATCAAGCCCCCATAAACAGGCCGAGTCCGGGCCAGGGCGACAGCGGTAACCCGTAGCCGATCAGGCAGCATTGGTCCAGCGCGAACAGCACCAGGGACCCCATCTTCAGCCCTTTCGCGAAGCGTGACTCTTTTGCCCACGGTGACATGTAGTTTCCGATGCCCACCAGATGCGCGCTATTCGCCGGCGCAAAGCCCAATTGCACCGGCAGGTCGATCGAACTAACGGCCTTGTCCAGATCGCAGTCGCCCGTGTAGGTGAAGTTCTCAGTCTTGAAGCAGTTGAGGTTCGCTGGAGACCATTGCGCCGGCAAGTTGATCGCACAAGTGAGCGGAGCATCGTTTGTGTCCGGCGGATAGAGCACTTCGAACTGCGCATTCGCGTGTGTCTGCCGCACGAAGGCCATGATCGCAGCGGTGAACTGGCCGATCAGTCCAGGCAGAAACGCCGATTCCTGCGGGTATGGCGTGGGGTCGTTGCTCGGGTCGGTAAACACGTGCATGGGTTGCCCGTACTGCGACTGAAACGCGGCCGTCGTATAGGCGTCATAGAAGGGCATGCCCCCGTTGGCGATCGGCGTCCAATTGCCATTGGCCGGATCCGCTGGCGGGCAGAAGTACCACCACTGCACCTCGCCGAATTGCAGATACGGCTGCACGCCGGCTGCAGCCATCACGTTTGCCATGTCGAGGTAGACTTGCTGCCAGTACGCCAGACTCGCCGGCGAGAAATTCGTCTGCAAAGCCGGCGTGTTCACACGGCATGGGCTGCCGTCCGGATAACACTGGGCGATGCCGGCCGCCGCCGACGGATCTCCATTCCCCAGTTCCGTGCTGAACGAAGCCGTCACCTGGATGCCGTAGCTACTGAGCGCCGTGTAGAAGCTCTGGCTCCAGTCGCGCGCCGCCCGATTAATTCGCGGCGTGGCGGTCAAATCGGTAAGCCAGTTGCCATCCACGCCGCCCACCAGCGCTCCGCTAGTCTGCGTCTGCAGAGTCGTACTGCCGCCTACATCGGCGGAAAGCGTGAGTCCATTGCCGGCGCTGCCCATGACGCGTGCGTTGATCGTGAGCACGCCATCGTTCGCCTGCGCCCACGCGCCGGTGGCCCCTTCGTTGATAAGTAGCGTGAACGCCTGCGCCAGGCTTGAGGGTGTGTCGCCGATCAGGTTCAAGTGCGTGAAGACAGTCGGTCCCAGCGATACTTGGGTCGTCTTGCCGAACTCCGGCGTGCCCGAAAACGCGATCGTCCCGCTGGCGTACTGTTGCCCCGCGCAAGCCAGCTCGTAGAACCATAGCGCGCCCGCATAGTGATTGGCCCTGCCCGTGAATCCCAGCGCCTGGATCAGCCACGCGGTCCGCTCCGGCGCCAGGGCCTGCGAGTGCAGCGTGTCCCAGTCGGTCGCCAGCGTCGTTTGCGGGTCCGCCAGGAAAGCGGGCTGATCGCCGGTCGGAATCGCAATTTCCAGGAAATCGAAATAGAGCGCAGATCCCGCGTCTCCCGTATGTGTGATCGTGACGGTGTGCTGAGTCCCCCCTGCCATTGTTCCCAAGTCCCATCGCACCAGGACATCTTCGCCCGGAAGCGCCAGTGTCAACGTCTGTACCGGATTCTGGTCCACTTGAACCGATACCTGCGCGGCGGCGGGGAATCTTCGCGTCCCTAGGTTCAGAACATGGTTTTGCGGCGATCGGTAGGAATAGCTTACGCTCGCGCCTGGCGTGGTTGCGTAACTGATCGACCCGCCCGAGTAGTTACCCAGAGCTTTAGTCCACTGACCTGTGTAGCTGATTGCAACGTCATCGTCTTCTACGCGCCAGCTTCCCAGGCCCGCCACTTGGTAGTCGCGGTTCGAGGCGTTGACCGTCCAGTTCGAGACCGCCACCGCAAACTCGCAGCGCGCGAAATTGCGCGGCTGCAGGTCGGCGGCCCACGTCCAGCGCATTTTGCGCACCGCATTCATGGGTACGGGCACCGTGGCGCCGGTGTGATCGAGCCCGCTGATCGAGCTGAAGTCCAGGTTGATCTGCCACTGGCTCGGCGATACACCACCGCTGAAAAGTTGCCATCCCGGCTGCCAGCTCTCCGTCGCCGTTCTGGGCGGTGCGCTATAAACGTTCGCATAAACGCCAATCCGGTTGCCGTTCGCCCCGGTGCCGCTATTGGCGAGCGTCAACGCGATGGCCGCGCCCTTCGCGGACGCCTGCATGGTTTGTGAGAACGTGTTGATGCTGTTGGCAAGCGCTGCCGCGGCCGATTCCAACGTGTCGACGCCGTATAGTTGATAGGTGTAGTGCTCTTGATCCCACGCCAGCTCGATATAGTCGCCGCCCGCCGCCGCGCCTTGCAGCTCGAAAGTCGCTGACGCCGGCGTATAACTTCCGGCCACCGGTGTCGCATGCCCCATCAATGGAATTCTGTAGAGCTGCTCGCCCGTTCCGGGATCGGCCCACACGCGGAGATAGGGCCAGTCCACTGTCGGATACAGCGCCGAATCGATCGCAATGCAGTTCGCGCGGGTCTCCTGGTAACAAAGCTGCAGCCCGCTCAAATCGCCGTCCGGCAAATTGCGGAACACCGGATGCTCGAAAACGTTGTCGCGATTCCATTCGACGACAACCCAGTCGGACTGAGTGCGCCAGCAGCCCGAAATGGTGAAACCGTTCGGACTAGTCGCGCTCAGTGCCGCCACTGCCGAGGGCTGATAGAAGTAGCACTGCAAGTCTTGGTTGGGAGTAAGCTTCTGAAGCGTGGACATGCGTTTGGCCGTCTGGTTACAACCGCAGGATTACCGTCAGGTCCGAGCCAGGGCTGGTCTGTCCCACTGAGGTAATCGCCATGCTGAGTTGCGCCTGCGCCAGCAATGGCATCCCGAAGCCATTCACACTGGGCGAAACGGTGGCGCTAGCGGGAATTGAGAGAGTGCAGTAGGGCGATCCATTCTGGCTCAGGGTCATTTGTATAGGTCCTCCAACGGGCGCCTGCTTAACGACCGCATACACATCTTGTACGGCATGCGCCGCTTCCACAACCACGTTCGGCGCCGGGTTGCTGTCCACCGCCAGGAATCCCTGCACCTGGAACGAGTACTGTCCGCCGGAAAGCGTCCGCAATCCATAATTCACCGACTGTGTCAAATTAATCGCGCCCGTCGGGCTGTTGCCTCTCGAATTCGTTACGAACAGCTCCGCGCTGGCCACTTTCGTATTCGGCAGCGGCATTGGATAGCTCCAGTTGCCGCTAAGTGGACTGCCAAAGAAGTCCAGGGGGAACGGAACTACCGCGACTTTGCTCAACAAGTGATAGACGGCAACTTGTGCGGCATGTGATGCCGCGGCCGTGCCATGCATGCCGCGGGTTACTTGATATTGGAGCCCGCCGTTCGCGAGTGCCACCACTTGCAGCACTTCCGCCTCGACTTGCACGAACGACCCCGCCGCCGCCGTGCCGGCTTGCGTTAGATTCAGTACGGCGTCGGTCGCCGCCATCTGCACGGCTAGCGAGTATGGAGTGCTCCCTACCAGCTCGTCCCAGTAGTACATGGTCAGCGTGCCTGCCGTTACGCTGTAAGTGTTGGTAAGTGTCGGGAAGGAAACCCCGCTCAGCTCCACTGTGCCGCTTGCGAGCGATGACGTGCCCAGCCCAAAGACCGGCTGGGGCGGAGCCGCCATATCGGCGGACCCTCCGCCTCCTATCGTCCACCGGGTCAGCGTCGACAATAGCGGCGGCCCTTCCAGATTGTTCACGTTCGCCCCTCTGCCCTGTATGTGCAGTGTGACACCCGCCTCGTTCGGAATCTCGAACTGCACAGGGCTGGTCTTGGCGGTGGCCGCGAAATGCCATGCCGCCTCCGCCACCACGAAAAGACTCGTTGCATCTGGTTGCAGGGCCCACGGTTGTATCAGCGTGAGAGTCGTCGCGGTGTTCGACGCAATCGTGTACTCCTGGTCCGCGCCGGTCCCGCTGATAATCCGGACGATCATGCCGGCATAATTGGCACCGCCCATTTCTGCGGTGCTGTTGCCCACCGTGTTGGCGGTCGCGATGCTCGCGGCGAATGGGGGCTGCAGTTCCGTCCGCCAATAAAAGTTGGCGTGATCGAACGCCGGGTCGGGCGGTGTCCAAATTTGGGCCGGCAATCCCGTATCGGTAAAGCTGGTGCCGAGCGCCCGATTGGAAGCGATCCGGCCCATCTGTTGTGGATTCGGTCCCCGGTATACGTTGAAACTTACCGTGTTAGCGTCAAAACTGAGTCCAGTCAGCGTCACGCTGTTCGTGTTCGACCCCGGCGGTATGCTGGCGAGTATTACGAACGATAGAGCGCTCTCGTTTCCTGCCGAATCCAGCGCGCTCACCGCGTAGTACAGTGTCTGGTTGCCTGTCAGCGTCCCGCCTGCCCCCATCGTGGCCGCCAGGCTCACCAGCGGTATACCCGGCCCGCCGGTTGCCGTCGTTGACGGCGCCACAAAGCCCACCGTGAGATCTTCGCTTACGCCGCCATCGCTGGAGTTGCTGGAACTCTCGGCGATCTGGTATTCCGGATTTCCGCTGGAATCGATTACGTTGCCGAGTAGCGGACGCGGCACGCCCACGCCGGAATCGGGCTGACGGCGCGTGCCGGTGTCTCCCGGTATCTGGCCATTTGTATCCTCGTACCATTCGTCCTGATGAATCTGCGCCGTGATCTTAGCGATCCTATAATTCGTGCCCGGCGCGATCTTGACGATGCGGAAGGGTTGGCGCTCAAAACCTTCTTTGAGGTAGGTGACGGTAATGATGTCGCCTGGCCGCAGGCCTAGCGCTTTTACACTGGTTTCAAATGTGATGTAAGTGTTCCCGGCGACCGCTTTATCCAGCGTGAACTGCAAAATGCGCGCTGCCTGATCGTAGTTCGGAATCCCCAACGCCATGAGCGTTGTAGTAATCACCTGGCCGGTGAGGTCGATATCGCCCACGTCGACCATGAGCAGACTGTCCTGCTGATACCCGTTGAATGCGTCTTGAAACTCCACGGTCACCTGGTTCGGTGTGTCCGCGATGCTCCGGGAAGACACCTGCACGCTTGGCTCTCCGTTGGCCTTGCGCAAAATATTCGCGGCGCCCGTCGATCCGTCGCTGAACTCATATGCCGGCCAGCCTCCGTTCAGCGGCTCCGTGCTGTTGCTCCACGCCGGCTGCGCCGGTTGCTGTAGCGCGATTGAGTTTTCCACTTGCAACTGCAGCATGCCGCCCACGCTGTACGTGAATAGCAGCCTTGCGGCGTTCCGGATTCCCCGAATCGTGTCCGCTGCGTTGCGCCGCGTTTGCAGACAGAGGTTGCACTGAAAACGCGGGATCATGATGCTATTCCCGTTCAGATCCTGCGTCTGGATCTGCTGATCGCAATACGGCGCCGCCGCCGCGAACGTCGTGAGATCGATATTCGCAGTACCCCACCCGCTCCGTTGCAGAAGATCCAGCAGAATCCACGCGGGATTGGCGGTGAACTCCGTGTTCTGGTAACTGCCGTCGCTCCCGTAAATCGGTAGTTGCAAGCCATCCGCCAAGACTTGCACGGTGGGCAGTGACTGACCGTTGTTAATCTGATTCGGTACGACAACTGAGAGATAGGCCATGCTGCCGTAAGGATCGCCGGCCGGGTTGCCCGCTGCGTCCGCAAAATCCGCATTGAACGCGCCGTTCCGGCTGCCTGGGCTGATCGCGTTGTACCAGCCCGTGGCTGTCATGTTCTTGCCGGATTGCCCGACGGGAATCTCGATCTGGTTTACCAGCACCTCCTGCACGCCCCGGATCGGGCCCATCCCCAGCAGCACTTCCATGTGCGTCAGGTTTCCATCATTGCGCGTAAATACGATGGGGGGATAATACCAGGCGGTGCCGTATAACAACGGGACAAAGTCGTTGTAGATCGCGACATTGTCGTCCACGGCTGCGTAATGCCACCCGCTGCCGTAACTCCGCACCTGAATCGATGAGGGCACAAATTCGAGCCCGCCGAACCGCATCGGTCCGGAAAACATCCCACGGGCTTCGCAATCGAGCCGGGTGTACGCGCACGAGGTGTAGGGCGCGCCGCCCACCATGGCGCCCACGCCGCCGGTCTGATCGCACGAATATCCGCAAGGGTAGAACAGTGAGTATTGCCCGCTGCGGCCCCCATTCAGCGCTTCCTGCCTCTGCTGTGCATTAGATGGAAACAGCCAGGGACACCGCCGTTGGATCCGGACCGGCGGCAGCAGCACTCTCTGCATGTTCATGCGGTTGACGGCCGAGAGTTGAAACAGCGATTCGGTGCTCTGGTCGGGCGGGTTGACGACGCCCTGAAACAACACTGCTGCGTCCGATGTCGCGGCGCCTTCGAGCAGGTTGTAAAACAAGAACGTCACCGTCATCGTGGCGCCCTTCCAGCCTACCGATCGTTCCAATTCCGAGAAGTAAGAATCGGCGTTGGCCATCGCCAGCGAAACGCGCGGAATCGCGTCCACTCCCTGATCCGACGACGTCTGCACCTCGAACACGTTGTGCTTCATCACCCGCGGCGCGTAGGTGTTGCCGCCATAAATCACCTGGTGCGTGCTCCAGTACTCCGCCTGCCCGTTCTGCAATACGCACTGGAACAGCAGCAGCGGGGTGTCGGTGACCGCCAACTCCTTTAGATCATAGATACTCAACATTGACGATATCCAACTCACAGGAATGGCGGCTTGGACCCACTGTTGTGATCGTTAGGGCGTCATCCCGAAACCGCGCGTTCGGGTACACGCCGCCCGTCTCGGCCGTTTGTTTGTAAAGCGACGCAGTGGTCTGCGCCTCCGCCTGCATCCCGAAGACGTCCACTGTCGTGCCCGGATCCAGCGCAATGCCGAAGCTGATGGAATCGGCGGTGTCTTCTAGCTGCCCGGCGGAGGTCAGCCGCGTCCACTGGGGGCCGATCGCTCGCGCGTCCGTCGCGGAGCCGCGCACCAGCCATACCCGCGTGCGCTGGCCGCTGCGCGCATATAGGCTGAGACAGTAGTCCAAAGATGCAGGCGCGTTGAGCGATTGCTGCAGCATCAATGTGGCGCCCGTCGGGTTACTGACCTGGTAAGCGGCCGTGCCGCCCATCGGATCCGTCACGCCCCCTGTCAATGTCAGTAGTGGGCTCGCCTGCCAGACGGCCTGATTCTGCTGCTCGCTCCACGCCAGCAGATTGTCGGCGGGATCCAGGAAAGTGAACGGCGTCAGACGCCCCTCGACAGCCTGAAAAAGAGCTTCCAAGGCGGCCAGTTCCTGATCGCTTATCTCGTCGAAGGATAGGTGCCATTCCGTGACCGACGCGGCGGGATCGGCCAGCTTGACCTGGTAGCCCTGGCAGCTCTGATTTACCACCGTCCTTGCCTCGCGTTGCCTTGTGATCGGAAACTGGCCGGTTGCCCCGGACGATAGTTGCGGAAAGTAAATCATCTTAGGTCCTGTTTTGGCAGACGGTGAGCGTAGTTTCGCCCCGCATCTCACCTCTCAGTTGAAAACCGAATGTGTCACCGGTCAGGCTGCAGTTCGGATAGACCGTTCCGTCCCACGGATCGGTGAAGGAGAAGCTGCCGAATCTGCCCTCGTTCGATACGAAGAACCGATCTAATGCGGCAACTTCGGCTTCGTCCAGCAAATCGAGTTGTATTGTCCACCGATGCAGTACCGAAGGGTTGTCTCGAAACCGCTGCTCGGTACCGTCCAGAAAACGGATCGCGTTGGTGTTGAACAGCAGTGTCCTTTTCGCCGGATATTGCATCACGGCGCCGGTCTTTAGCGTCGGAAACATAGCCGTCACAGGTTCGCCACAACGTCATTGATGGAGTTCATGTTCAACATCGCCTGCCGGACCGCCTGTGCGATATCGTCGCTATGATCCAGAAACGACTGGCTGTCCATGGCTTGTACCTGGACCGTGATCTGCGGAACCGCGCTCGATCCGCCGCTTGCAACGGAACGCGGCAGACCGTTCTCGCCCCAGACTACGTCTTGGCCGTTGGTAGTGGACTCGAGGTTCAGGGAAGGGGGGAGCGAAAAAGGCGCTAGGGGTGCGGGTTGTTGAGACTGTCCGCCGCCAAACAAACTGGAAAACAACGATACCAGTGGCATGAGACTAAACCCGCCCCCCAGAAACTGGCTCGCCGTGCTGAGCACGTCTGAAACTTCCTTGCCGGGGCTGGAACCCTGAGCTTGACTGCTTTGTGCCAGGGCATCAGTGTTAGCGGCGGTCGCCTGCGTCTGGGCATCGATCACTTGGGTGGATTTTCCAAGAGCGTCGATGAGACCCTGCTCGGCTGCTGCCGATTGGCCGCCCGCCGGGCTACCCGACGCTTGGTTGAAAGCGGTTAACAATGTCTGTTGTGACGTACTAGGCATTTTTCCCTCTGGGCGCAGGACCGCTGCTTTAGCCTCTAGTGCCGGAGCCGCCGGCCGCCTCCGCAAGCTCCTGCTCTAAAACCAGAAAAGCTTCCACCGCGCGCGCCCCCAGACCTTCGATTCCCCTCTGCCCTAACTTGCGCCGCACAAGATACTCCTCGAGCCATGCCATGCTTTGTGCCGTGATAAACGATTTTGGACAGACGGTGGTCGCCGCATTGTTCCTCGCCCACACCACGCGCTCGGGCGCCGCTAGCGCCTGCGGTATCCAGCCGCACCTGCGCTTCATCTCCAGGCCGGCCTTACGGCAAGTCGCGCACTCCCAGCCGGCCTGGTTGGAGAATTGGAAATGGAGTGCGACAATCAGTTTTTTCTTTCGGCTTCCGGCAGCCCACACTGTTGCTTGACAGCAGCCAAAGCCTCCCGGAACAGTTCTTCAGGTCCGTTCGCCGCCAGTGACTCCGGAGTCGCCGGCTGGCCGTCCAACTCGAGACCCGTGACTTCCTTCAAGCCCCAGAGCAGATAGATCCGATCGATCTCCGACGCCAGCAGCGCGGCTTCCATCTTTTCGTTGGGAGTGTCGCCCGCCTCCACGAACTCTTTCCGCGCCGCCAACTCCCGGATGCGGCGCGTCAACTCCACCCGGCGCCCAAATGACATCTTGGCGACCGTATAACTAACCCCAGGCGCGACAGTAGAATCTATGGTTTCAAAAGTCGAATATTCCATCTGGACACCAACTCAAGCTCTTACTACTCATACTTGTAAGGCGCGCAATCTTGCCCCGGGGTCCCCTCTGGGGACGCCTTTTTGGGCGGCTTTCCCGGGGCCAGGGGTGGCTGACCCCGCTTTTGTAACGCGATAGTGCTATCCGAACGCCACCACAATCTCGTTGTCTGCCGTCCCCTGCGCCCTCGATCCTTGAAACTTCCATTGCAGCCTGTTATCGCTGTCGTCGAACTCAGGCACTACCGGCACCACGCTCATCATGTAGACGCCCATGACTTGGCCGGTTTGCTGGCCAAGTTGAAACATCACACTTACCGGCGACTGCTGCCGCGCCGCTTGGTACAGTCCTTGCGTCGCCGCATCGTCCAGTTCATACAGGCTAAAGGCCGCCGTCACGGATCGCGGCCCCGGCGCAACGGCTTGCGGCAGGTTGGTTCCAAATTCCTTCGACCGCGTATCCAGACCGTTGTCTAATTGGAATGTCCCGCTCGTGATCGTGTAGAACTTGCTGGGCGTACTGCCCAGCCAGGCCTCACCCATGTTGCCCGGCACGATCGAGTAGTCGAAGGCTCCAAGAGCCGGCTCCACGGGGAAGTTCCTCAGCTGTCCCATTCCGGCTGCGAAACTGGAACTGTCGATCAGGTCTTGCGCCATTCCCTCGAACTCAAACTGGTGATAATCGCCATTCACCTTTACAGTCATCCGGTCTACTGCTGCCCCGCAGAGAATCCGCTGGAGCGCCGTGCTGGGATCCCAATAGTCGAAGATGCTTACGCTTGGCAATGCTGTCGCCGGAAAATAGGAAACGCTCGGAGCAATCTCGGTCCCCGCGGCCGGAGCGCTGGAGAATGGGGCGTTCACTTGCACGGCCGTCGCGCTCACGATTGCCGTGACAAACCGAATCTCGCCGTTACAGGACACGCCTTGCCCCGCCACGAGCCCATGTGGCGCCGCAAAGACCAGCGACGTGGCGCTGGAACCCGCCGCGGCCGCCCCTCCCGCGTACATCGTCGGAACGGCGCCCATGCTGGCCTGAAAAAGCGGACCATAAGATGGACCCGGATTCTGTCCTCCCCAGCTCGTCATGTAGGTTGTCACATCGAAACTGGTTGTGCGCCGCAGCCCCGCGGGTATTCCTACGAACGTCCGGCTGCCCGTCTTATCCCGCCGGTCGGCCTTCTCCAACTGATTCTTGGCGGTCAGTTTCACCGCCGGAAACCGGTTCTGCGCCGTGATCGCCGGCGTCTGTCCGTAGCTGTTTTCCAATCCCGTATAGAAACGGTTGGCATTGGATGAAATATACGAAGCCATAGCCTTAGTCGCTTACTCCCACTTCGAAAGTGACCTTACCTACCTGGATGAAATTTCGTCCGCCATGCTTCACGGGCCCTAAGGCCGCTTCATAGCATCCGGCGTAGTACATTCCTTCACCCCAGTCGCCCCGGTTCTGATCCAGCACCTGGGTCACAGCGTCGAGGTACACTTGGAGTTGATCCTCGATCCCCTCCAGTCTGTCCTGTGAAACCCTCACCTCAATCGCCATGATGCCCTTTCCGGAAAAGTTTCGGAACTTCTCCTTGAGCTGGTTCACGATCTTTTCGCAGTATACGTTGACCGCCGGATACTGCACGTCGGTGCTGCGCTCTGCCAGTTCAATCGATACGTTCTGCGCCAAAATCTGATTCTGTCCGGCTGGCGGTAGAGTTATGTTCTCGGCCTGAGCTAGCGTTGATACGCAGGCGTTCAGCCCCTGCGGTGCGCTGAGGAGTGTGACTACCTGCGCGGTGACCGTGCTGCCTACCCATGCCATGCTTTAACCTCTCTGAATAACTCGCGGTAACGCCCGAAGATAGTCTGGCGCCTGGCCGCTCCCTGGCCCTTGTCCCAGAGTGGATACTGGCCCTGCCTGGACCCAAACTTGATCCAACGCTAGCGGCGACGTGTTTTGCAGCGCCATTGCCGTAGGCGACAGCCCTACGTACACATTCCAGGCCGTTGCGTTGGCCGGTTGATTGACCGGCTGGGCCACTAGCGCATTCCCGGCCGCCACGGTAAGGGTGCTCGGATTACTGGCCTGCCCCTCCTCGCTCTCCATGTTCAGCCATGACACGCTCGCACAGTAGGTCATGGCCGCTTGACCGCCCGGAATGGACGTCAGTTGCGGCGGAGCTGCCTGCGGGATCGGGTCGGCTACGATGCCCAACCCGGTCTGAATGAGCTTGTCCATGGCCCACTTCGCCAGTTGCTGAAACTGGTCGCGCTTGCCCTTGTAACGGTCGTTCAGTTGATTGAAGTAGGCGTCCTGATAGGCCAGCATCAGGGTTTGGAACACGTGCCAAAGCTGCAGCGGCGGCGTGACCACGATGTTGTTCAACTGTGGGTCCGGTTGGAGCCAGAACTGCCAGTCGTAAGTGTTGCTGCGCTGCAGAAGGGTCATCAGTTCGATCCCCAGTTCTTGCTGTGCCAGCGCCAGTTTTTGACTCAGATCGATGTTCTCCGTCTGCGCTGTGGCCAGCACGGAGGAGTCCTGGCCCATGAGATCCTGGATCGTCGATATTCCATCCGTGAATAGCGCCATTGTCCCGGCCGCCTACTCTTTGCCCGGCTGTGCGCCGCCCTTCAGCTTGCGTAGCTCATTGGGCGAAATGACCGCGAACTGCATGCGCGACGCCGCCGCGAGTTGATCCGCCTGCCGCTTCGCCTCCGCCTTCTGATCTTGGAACTCGCGCGCTTCCTCGGTCGTCGCCAGCCGCGCGCCGCCTTCCACAATCATCTTTGCCGCGATTCGCCGCGGAACTTCGGTGCGCACTCCTTCCCGTCCGCCATCCGGAGTCTCGAGGCTGACCAACACTGCCGAAGGGTCTCTTAGGCTTTCCTCCAGCGCCCGAATTTTCTTGTAATAAACTTGTAAGTCCATGGTTATCTCTTGTGGGGCCGGGCGTACCCGGCCCCCTTTCCTGGTTGTCCGCCTGAGTGCAGTTTCGCTTGTGGCGTTAAGTATTCACCTGGACGCCAAAGTTGTTGCGGATCACCGCGCAGCCGTACAACACGTCTACCGTGAACTGCTGAGCCAATGTATTCGGCTGGTAGCTCATCACTACCCGCATGCCGAAGTTCCCCATCTCCGCGTAATGCGCCACTGCGCCCGTGCCGTACAACGGCTGCGGCAGTCTCCGGATGACCAGGCCGATCGCGGGCTTGGTGAAAGCGAGGTTGTGCGTCGTTAACGGCGAGCTGCCGGTAGTCGCGACATACTGCGACCGCATCACGAAGAAGTCCTTGATCTTCCCCACCGCGCCGTCGATCAAAGCCCGCAGTCCCGCCTCGCCGGCGGTCTGGAATTCGCTGAAGCGTTCGATCTGCCGCAATTGCGAATATGTTGCGGCATCCACAACCAGGTATTTCGGCTCCGACGGCGGAACCTTCGCCGTAAACAGACCGCTTTCTGCCTGATCGATCACCGCTTCCACCAGCGGTGTCCCCGGCGTGCCCACCGGCGTGTTCGCCGTAAACCCGGCAAACAGGTTCAGCAGGCTTGTCTCGATGCTCTCGGCTATCGCCACCACCGCCGGTTGCATGTAGACCTGCAGTAAGTCGGGAACCGCCAGCACCTTGGTCACGTCCGGAATCTGGAAAGTCGCTTCGGCGTGCATGTTCAGCACGATCTGCGCATTCCCCAGGTTCGGGTTCTGCGGTTGAACTTGTCCGCCTTCGGCTATGTTGTTGGCTACCAGCACTGGAGGAATCGGGATGTTCACCGTATCCCCGGCCTGCGCCAAAACAGGTTCATAATCGCGGTTGACCAGGTTACCCATGACTAGGTTCCCGACCAAGGCGGGCAGAGCGTCTGCCGCCACCAGCTTCACAATCGCGCTGGCCACATTAGCTGATGTAATTGTCGCCATTCAATCTCCTAAGTGGAACAGGCTCTTTTGCCTGTCCTTTTGAAATCAGGCATTTCTGCCTGTTGTGCCTATATGCCGCGCAGGTTCTGCGAAGCAACGCGCAGAATCTCCTTCCGCGCCCGTTCCATTTCTTCCGGACTCATTCCCGGCCGGATGCCCTCCAGGTCCACGCTCTCGGTGCTTTCCCGCGGCGCCTTGTGCGCGGCGGTGATCCCCGATCCTCCCGGTATCCTTGCCGGCAGAAACTCTGGATTCTCGCTCACGAAGTTGCTCAAATATTCTTTGAGTGGCACTTCGCCTTCGTCGCTGTGCGCCAGCAGCCGGCCGTCCTCCGTGCGGAACACGCCGTCTTGCACCGCCCGGTATGCCAGGTCGACCTTCGCAATCCCCAGCCGTTGTAGCTCCGCCCGTATGGCCGAGCTTCTCTCCGCCTGTTCCGCCGCCTGCCGGCTGCGCTTGCTTTCATCTTCTACTTCGTTCAGCCGCCGCTCCAGTTGCTCCCGGCGTTTGCGTTCCTCCGCCAGTTCCGTCTTGTAAGCCGGTTCGCTCTTGGCCTGCTGCTCCTGAAGAAACTCCTGAATTGCCTGCTTGACAATCGCTTGTACGTCTGCGTCTTCCATGACCACCTCTTTTCCCTGATGTGGCACACGCACTCATGCGCGCACTCGTGCGTGCCGGGTCGAGACTCGTCTCGACACGTCTTCATCCCTGGTTTTCAATCTCCTCCGCAATCTGAGTCTTGATCTCCTGCCGTACGTCCGACAGAAACTTGAACGCCAGTTTCTTGAAAACCTGTTTCTTCAGCGTCTCTGATTCGATCCCCAAACTAAGCAGCTTCCCCGCGTCGTCCAGTTCATTGCTGAAATCGGCGATGTCAAACTCGTCTAGCCCGGAAACATCGATCGAAATGTTGTCCTGGCGCGCCGCCGCGATCGCTCGCAGGACCTGCTTCATCGTTTCCTTCACCGCGTCGCCGTACGCCCGCAGCACTTCCTGTGTGATGCTGAAATCCCTCTGCTTGCTGGCACCCGATTGGTGCTGGCTCGATGAATCCGACCCGGCCGCGTGCGTAATCAAATAGCACACCCTGTAAATCTCGTCTTTGAGCTGGATCAGATTGTCGGCGGCAATCTGGTAAACCTTGCCTTCCGGCTCGGTCCACCCGAAGCGGTCCCCCGGCGCCAGTTGGATAAAATAGGACTCGCCCACGATCTGGTTCCACTCACGCTCCGAGTAGATCACCGGAGAGGCGAACAAACCCATCGTCAGCGCCCAGGAAAGCGCGTTCGACTTGTTGAAGTGCTCCAGTTGCAGCAGTGCCGCCTTGTTCATCAACCAAAGTCCTTCGGTCACGCGCAACTGGAAAATCGGCACCCGGTCCTGGCCGGCCAGCCCGTGCACTCCTTCATCCACCAGCCGCACTTCTTTGTTCTTCAGTTGCTGATAGACTTGATAGTTCTGCCGGTCGTAGTAGATCCAGCGGGTCTCGCGAACCCATTCGCTCTCGGTGACCTTGGACTTGCGGAGCGCCGAGGTCCGGATCACCGCCCATTCCAACCCCCCGTGATCGTCGTAACTCCAGTTAATAAGTTCCTCTGGCGAGTAATCCACCAGATACGCCCGCGAGCGTCCCACGGCATCCTCTTCCGCGCGGTTACTGGCCGAAAGTTGCGATCGTGGAAAATCCACTACGATGTGACTCCGCCCCTGCACTAGCGTTTGTACGATCCGCTGGCGGAAGAACTCCGCTATGGATGTGCCCTTCAGGTCGCAATCCTCCGCGAATAGGTTGTAGAAGTCTTTTGCCCCGTCGTCGTTGCCGTCGAACAGCAGAGCCGCCTCGCGCCGCATCAACGTCGCCGCGTACCAGTCGATAATCGAGCCGATATAGTTCTCGTAGAACACTCGGCTCAACCGCTCGGCATAGATATCGTTGGGCTCCTTGTGCCGCCTGATCAGATACTCGAAGGCGTTCTCCCGCATCTGCTCGCCGCCGGCGTAAAGATCCCTGTACTTCTTCCACATCGCTTTCTTGGCGGCATACTCGGGATGCTCTCGATCGATGTTCACCATCTGGTCCTCAAATCAGCCGCTCCTGGTGTTCGCCGATCCCCGGCTGCGGTCTGCATTCCTGCCACAACAGGTAACCCAGTGCGTCCGAAAGATGGGTCCTGCGGCGATCCTTCTCCTTGTCGATTGCGTTGCTGTCCGCTTTGTACGACACCTGCTCGAAATCCTTAATCAACTCCTTGCACTTAGGGTCCGCCAGCAGCCGTATCTCGCCGCTCGCCGAGCGCAGCTTCGCGTTAGTCAGCATGATCCGTTCCCGCACGCTCGGGTTGGCTTTGGGCACCTTATACGTCACCCGCGCGCCGTAATTCATGCGGAAGTACTCGCGCACGATCTGGTAATCCGAGGCGCCCGTGGTGTGCTGGCTGTTCCCCGATGCGTCGCCGTATATCACAACTCCGCTTCTGTGATTGGGAAATTGCCTTTCAAACTTCTCGCAGGCTTCATGCGTGCTGGCGTGCCGCAGCGCGATTTCGTCGAGCACGAATACGGTCCGGCCCTCGATTTGCGCCACTACCGAAGACATCGGGTCCACGTTGAAATCCAACGCCCACAGCAGCGGACAATTTGGGTTGACCTGCAGGTTCTTCACATGGTCGCGGCGGTTGAAGGCGCTATATACAAGTCCGCCTTCGAGGCTCAGGTACTGCCCAAGCGCTTCCTGCTGATAAAAGGTCTCATCGTAGCTGTTCTTCAATCGCTCGTAGAAGTCTGGAACCTTCTCGAGCAGGTACCGGTTCTCGTGAGGCTTCGCGATGATCGCGCTGTATCCTGGAACCGGTTCCGCGATGAATTTCTGATAGACCCAGTCGTAGCCCTTCGGCGTCCACGCGGCGAAGCCGCAAAGTAGCTCGGCTTGCGGGTCTCGAAGCCGTCCCTCCAGCCGCAACCAGGCCCCTTCTGGCGAATAAGTCAGCTCATCGAGTCCAAACCAAGCCAGATTTGTGCCGCGCAGCCGCTCAAAGTCGTCCACCGGTCGGAAGATGATGCGCGAACCGCTGTATTTCATCGTGAGCATGTTCTCGGCCTTGTTGTATTGGTACGGGAGATCCATGCTGTCCAAAAGTGCAAACAACGTCGTCTGCGTGGCATCGCGCAACATCGGATAAGTCGGCGCGCCGATCAGCCCCAGTTTGCCCTGGTTTTGGCAAGAGAGTTTGATCGCCTCAAAGCAAAGTGCCTGGCTTTTGCCGGAAGCGACAGGTCCGGAAAAACCCTTGAATCGCGATGTGCAGTCGTGAAAGGCCTTTTGTGAAGGAAGCGCGTCATAGACTATGTCTTTCCCGAGGATTCCGTCCTGTCCGATTCTATCCATCGCACCCTGACTTCGCGCGGTTCGTCTGCATCCAGTTCTTTCTCGATTTGCAACAATCGCACTAGGTCCGCCAACGTCGGTTTCATCGCGCCCGTTCCCAGCTTCGCCTCGATGCTCTCTATCGCTTTCCTGACGATCCGTGCTCTGTGCTTCTGTGGTCCTGTCATCCGCAAGCCCTATTCCCGATTTGAGACTAACATCCGCGGTTTCGTGCCCGGACTGCGACTGTGGGCTAAGTGACAGATTTTGAACGTGCAGATTATGTTTCTCGACGTGTGACTCGTTTACCGGCCAATATCAGGTTCCGGATTCTGGGCGGTAGAAGGTGAGGCGTTTCTTCCAGATGGATCTGTGATTCAGTAGGGGGCGAAGGCGGCCAATCGGACAACGTTCGCGCGGTGATCCAGAAGGGCCTTCGCCACCGCAGTGATTGTATTTATCGCATGGAATCACGCCGAAGGCAAGCCTGGCGAGATGGTTCGCATTTGTCCGGCATGCCAACAGGCTTCCGTCATTGGGCATGGATGGCGTGGCCGTCCGGCCCATGATGCGAAGCATACCCAGATCCGCATTCATCGCGGAATCTGCAAATTCTGCGACCTGACTCTGACCATGCTGCCATGCTGGCTGGTTCCCGGCGGGCACTACAGCCTCGCCGCCCGCCAACAGGCCGAACATCTGGTCACTGAGCAAGAACGGCCCCCGGAGCAATGTGTCCCCGACGGCGCCGGCGAGAAGCGTTACGCGGATCCCTGCACGGTGCGGCGCGGGTTCCAGCGCCGGCTGGAAAGTCTGTGGCTGTGCCTCGCCGGGAGGTGGCCGCGGCCACCCACCCTGTTTGCCTGGGATTGGAAGGCGGCCCATCGTATTCTGATTCCGGAGGCCAACTCGGCATGAACTGCGAGCAACGACAGCACCTGCGGCGGAGGATTCCGCTGCTCACGTACCTCAAACAACAAGGATGGAAACCAACCGCGTACAGCGAGTCCGACGAGGTGTGCGGATTGTGCCCGTTGCATCGCGACAGCCGGCCCTCCTTCTATGTCAACCGTCGCAAGGACGTGTTCTACTGCCATGGATGCGGACAAGGAGGCGATGTGGTCCGGCTGGCGGAACTGCTCCACGGGCTGAGCTTCCAGAGAGCGCTGGCCACACTCATGGGGCCGGAGGAGGGAAACGGAGGACGTCTTTGGAGCGATGTTTGCGACTTCTACCGGCATCAGCTCCGGCGCAGCCTCGAGGCCCAGAGCTATTTGCGCAGCCGGGGGATTGAGTCCCCGGCGGTGGTGGACCGGATGCGCATCGGCTATGCGCCCGGCGGCTGCCTGCGAGCCTATCTACAAGATCTGGGTTATACGCGCGCAGCCATGGTCTCCAGCGGGCTCATCGATGCGCAAGGCCGCGACCGGTTGTGGCAGGCGATTACGTTTCCGATCGCAGAGACGGCCAGCCTGTACGGCCGCCATACCGGCCCCGCTGCCGGTCGTCACCGCTTTCTGGCACGTCCCAAAGGAGGACTCTACGGATGGGACCGCGCCCGATGTGGCCGGACGGTGATCGTGGTGGAGGGATTGTTCGACCTGGCTTCGCTGTGGCAAGCCGGATTCACCGAGGCGGTCGCCTTGCTGGGCAGCCATTTCAATGCGCGGCAGCAGGCCCAGTTATGCGATGGGCGGCCGCGGACCGTGTACTTATGCCTGGACGCCGATGAGAACGGCAGTGGCCCGCGCGCCGCGCGGTTGTGGAGTCGACGGCTGGAACAAACCGGGGTGCGCCTGTTGCCGGTCGAGTTGCCAGGCGGATACGATCCCAACCGCTTCTTTGCCGAGGGCGGCAGCGCAGCGCAGTTCTCCCGCTATCTGGAGCAAGCCGGCCGATGAAATTCCTACTGCAGCGCCGTGGGGATGTGGGCGCCAGCGCGTCGCCCTACCGCGTGGTGGAACAAGACGGCGGCGAGATTGCCTGGGTCAACCGCTTTCTGGATATGCAACGGGTGCGCGGGCTGAACGAGTTTTCCCTGCGCTATTACGGACATCTGCTCCTGCACTTTATCCGCTGGTGGGCCAAGCAGCCGGATGTGGATGTGATGCGCCTGGACGCGCAGGCATTCACCGAATCGACGCTCATCGACTATGTGCGGGCCCAGCGGGAGGAGTTGCCCAAGCTCTCTCCGGAAACCATCAATAGCCGCTCGGCGATGCTGCGGCGCCTGTTCCGGTTTCACTTCCAGGTGGAGATGCCGCATGGCCCTTACCGGTTGCAGCGCGTCTGGTGGACACCACCCGGCGGGCGTCATCGCAGAGGCAGGAGTGCGGGGGCCGCAGATCTGCGGCTGAAGGTGCCGCCCCGCGTCATCGAGCCGTTGTCGGTGGAACAGGTCGCCAGGTTCTGGTACAGTTTTCGCACGGCGCGCGACATTGCCGTGGTGGGTTTGTTGTTGCTGAGCGGGTTGCGATCGTGCGAGGTCCTGGCGCTGGAACTGGAAGATCTGCTGCTGAGCGAAGCGCAGTTGCGGGTGCGGGGCAAAGGGGGGAAGGTGCGGATGATGCCGTTGCCGCCGGAAACCATCCGCTTGCTGGATGGCTACCTGAAGACGGAGCGTCCCCTGACCAACGCGGCGCAGGTGTTTGTCAGTCTCAAAGGGAAAGCGCGCGGCCAGCCCGTGACCAAAGATGGGTTGCGCAGCCTGTTCCGCCACCACCGCGCCTTGACCACCATCCAGAAGGCCAATCCGCACCGGGCCCAGAGGGCACCCCGGCACACCTTCGGTAGTGACATGATTCGCGCTGGCGTCAGTCTTCCCGCTCTGCAACGATTGATGGGCCACGCCAACATCGAGACGACTCTGCTCTATATCCAGATCAGCCCGCAGGACGTTTATGAGGAATATGCCCGGGCCGTCGCCAAGCGGGTGGCTCCGGCGCGCATCGCACAACCATGAAGCCGACCGAGCATCCTTTACAGAAAGCGCTGGAAGCGCGGGTCCGATTGTTGGAAACCACCTTGCAGCCTTCCACGGTGAAACAGTACCGGCGCACGGTCCGGCTGTTTCTGGGGTACTTGAGCCAGAATTTCCCGGAGGTCCACAGACCCTCCCAATTACGCCGCGATCCGCATGCGCTGGGCTGGTTGGAGTATCTGTGGAAACTGCGTACCCCCACGGGCAGCCCGCTCGACAGCAGCACGCGCGGTCAGCATGTGTTGCGGTTGCGCACGCTGTTGGATCTGCTGGCGGATTTGCCGCAACCACCGCGGCCTGGCTTATTGTGCGGCCCGGATGTGCCCCCGCGCCAGTATCGCCTGCCGCGGCCTTTGACTCCCGAGGATGACGCGCGCCTGCAACAGCATTGGACCGCCGCCACGGATGTTCTCAGTAGCGCCCTGCTGCTGCAGCGTTTGACCGGCATGCGGATTGGAGAATGCGTGGACCTGGCGCCCGATTGTCTGCGCCATCTGGGCGACAACCGCTGGAGCTTACATGTGCCGCATGGCAAGCCGCGCAGCGAACGCTGGGTTCCGGTGGACGACCCGGTGCGCGTGGTGATCGAGCGTCTCACCTTCCTCCGCACACTGCCACCGGCGGCCGATCCGCAGTTCCTTTTGGCGCGGCCCAAAGGCCGCGACGTGCTGCTCGCGTCGCTGCGTCAAACGTTGTGCGACGCCGCCGCACAGGTGGGGATCCAGGCGCACCTGGTTCCGCATCAGCTCCGCCATAGCTACGCCACTACTATGCTGCGTGCGTGCGTCAGCTTACCCGCCTTGATGAAACTGCTGGGCCATCACAATGCCAACATGACCCTGCTGTATGTCGAGGTCACCCAACAGGACTTGCAGCGCGAGTATCGCGCGGCGCGCCTCCAGCCCCGGCACCATATGCCGGTTCCTCCGGCCCTCCAATGCGGCATCCCGCCGACTTCTGCCGCCGACGCCACGGCTGTCGAGGCCGCCCTCCATGCCGTTCTCCGACTTATGAACCTGTATCGCCAGCTCTTGGCCCCGTCCAGCGCAAATAAACAGATCCTTCTGTTATCCCGGCGCCTCACCCGTATCCGCAGCCTCTTTGAAAAGCTCAGCCAGGAGCCTGCCGGAGAAAAATAGGTATAGATTGGCCAGTAAATGACTGAAGAGCGGCCTTCGGCCCGCGCGAGGCTTTAGCCTCGCCCGCTGGCCTTTCGCCTCGCTTGCCTTGCCCCTTTGTTTTATAAGAAGAGACTATCCCCGGCGAAACCCGATTCGGTCCGCCAGATAGAAGTGTACGGTCGGCGTCACCACCAGCGACAGAACCATCGACGCCAGTATGCCGCCGATCACCGCGATCGCCAGCGGCTGCAGCATCTGCGATCCCGCGCCCCATGCCAGCGCCAGCGGAATCATGCCGGCCACCGTCGCCAGCGCCGTCATCATGATGGGCCGCAACCGCCGCTCGCCCGCGCGGATCATGCTCTCTTCGGCCGGCGTCCCCTCGCCGCGGAACTTCTGGTCCGCGTCCAGCAGCAGGATGCCGTTCTTCGCCACGATCCCGATCACCATGATCAAACCCATGAACGAAGAGATATTGAACGTCGTCCCTGTCACCAGTAGTGCCAGAAAAACGCCCGAAGTGGAAAGCACCGCCGACGAAAGAATCGCCACCGGCGCCGCGAAGCTGCCGAATTCGAACAACAATACGATGAACACCAGCAACACCGCCAGCACCAGCACGAACACTAAGTCCCGGAATGACCGTTGCTGCTCTTCGTACCCGCCCCCATAGGCCACCCGGATCCCCGCCGGAAGACCCAGTCCATTAACGGCCTTCTGCACGGCCGCCATGCCCGCGCCCAGATTCAGCCCCTCCAGGCGCGCCGTCACCGCCACATCGCGTTGCAGGTTCTCACGGCGGATCTCAGTTTGCCCCGGTTCTTCCGTCGCGTCGGCCAGCGTTCCGAGCGTGCCCGTCTTCCCGCTGGAACTCACCAGCAGCGTATTCCGGATCGCCTCCAGCGATGCCCGCCTCTGCTCTGGAAAACGCACGCGGATGGTGTAGGCCCGGTCGTTCACCACCGCCGGCGTGGGCGCCGGCTCCCCTTGCAGAATGACACTCGTGTCCAGTTCGACTTCCTGCGGCGTGAACCCCGCGCGCGCCGCCACACCCGGATTCACCTGAAACACCAACGCCGGGCCGCTAATCGTGTTATCGATGCCGTTCAGCACGTCTACCACGCCGGGGATCTTCTTGATGGCATCCGCCACCTTCGGCGCCCATTCCCGCAGCACCGCCGGATCTTGCGAAAACAGTTTAATCAGGATTGGCTCGGGCGCATTGGTAAGATCGCCGATCATGTCTTGCAGTAACTGCGGGTACTCCACTTCCAACATGGGCGCCTGCTTGGCAACCTTGGCGCGCACTTCCGCCACCACCTCCTCGGCGCTGCGGCCGCGCTTGCGTTTGAGCTTCACCGAGATATCGCCTCGATTGGCCTCCGTGACCGCCGCCAGCCCCAGTTGCAACCCGGTTCGCCTGGAGGTGCTCTCCACCTCCGGCGTCGCGCGCAGGATGCCTTCCACCGCCGATACTGTGCGGTTGGTATCGTCCAGCGACGAACCCGCCGGCATCAGATAGTCCACGATGAACCCGCCCTCATCCATGCCCGGCAGCAGGTCCGAACCAAGCGCCCGATAGCACAAATAGGAGCCCGCAATCACCGCCAGGCTGAACGCCGCAAACGCCAGCGGGTGCTCCAGCATGCCGCGCAGCACCCGCTCGTAAACCCGCATCACCCGCCGCGGAACGCCTTCCCTTCCCGCCCGGGGTGCCCTCTGGGCCCGGATGAAATAGTGGCTCAGCGTCGGCGTCCACGTGAGCGCCAGCGCCAGCGACGTCATCAGCGCCACCCCCACCGTGAGCGCCAGCGCCCGAAAGAATACGCCGGTCACGCCCGTAATCGAAATCAGCGGCAGGAAGACTACGATGGGGGTGATGGTCGATCCCACCAGCGGCGCGCGAATCTCCCGAATCGCGCTGCGAATGGCTTCGCCGCGCGTCTGGCCCGCGTCCCGATGCGCCACGATATTCTCCACCACCACAAT